AGGATTCTGTTGCGGAGACGAGGGTTGCCCACCTCCGAAGGATACAAGCCAACAAGACACTGGTCCATCACGCCCTCACTAAGTCCCACCCAAGGGACATAAAATCGTAGTCTTCGGGTAACACGGTAGTCTGCACAAACACACCTGCGCAGGGCACATTCCTAAGACAGCGCATAACCCTGCCCAAAGTGATTGGGTCATACGCTCTGTCGGGCAGAATGAACAGAGCTCTAGGGCCTCCTAGAAGAGCGCCTGCGAGCGCGACGGCGAGCGCCACTGTCTCTACCCCTGACGGCACGACGATGCCTCCACCGATGCCAAGGCGGATGCGTCCGCCCGTCTCTGAGAACTCCGCCCTGCCAACCTGCTCGGGCAGGTAGCGGTTGATGCTGTCCTCCAGAGAATCGAACGCGCCCTTCACAAAAATGAGGGCCTCCGTTTCGACCTGTAGCTTGATGTCCCGGAACTTTACAATCTCTGCCTCGGCCTCCGCAAGGGCTTCTTCGGCTTCGTCCGGTATGTAGATGCCGTAGGAACACATATGCCCGATGGCTATGTTGAGTTCTCTCACCCGCTTTTGGGCGCGACGCAGTTCTGAAGCGGCCCACTTCTGAACAGAGACGAGAGCCTTGCGGTACGATCCGTGACGCCGCACCTGCGCGTCCCAGCCTGGGACATCGAGCACGATGGGATGATCGTCGTCGTCCATGTGTTGAAGCAGAAACTCGACTAGACGACTGTGCCCACCAGTGAGCGCGTCCATCGCCATCGAAACCACATTGTCGAAACGGTCACTACGGTCACCCCAGTCAACTTCCTCACCGTCCACAATGAGGTGGCAGTACAACTCCGCGCCCCTCGGAGCTAGGAACCGGAGGTCGGCTTTGCTCCGGACATCCTTGCCCGCCGCATCGAAGGCAGTGTCGAATGCTCCAAGCTCAATCGAATGGATGATGGAGCTTTTGCCTGACCCATTGCGTCCGTAAATGAGGTTGTACGGAGAGGCGAACTGCAGGTCAATCCTCCCCTTTACATTTGAGTAGATTGCCTCAATCATTTGTCCTCCCGATAAAGCTCTTGGTACATGTAGCCAGGCAGCTCGAACAACTTCTGCCCCATCGCTCTGTTGTTCTCTTCGTACTCTCTCTGTACTTGGTTTACCTTTCGGTTCACGGCCCTCTCTACTATGCTGGTGAGGTCGTTGGTTCTCTTATTGATTTCGATGAGGACAAGCGCAGTCAGGTCTTCCTTCATTCCCAACAACTTCGGGGCCTGGTCTATCCACTCTTGAGAGTGGCTTATGACTTTCCGCGCCCGTATCTCGGCACGATCTGCCTCTGCTCTGGCGAAGGCCCGGAGACGAATCATCTCATCCTCAAGGATGGCGACCCGCTCTTCTAGTTCACTCATGGGCGTGCGCTTCTTGTTTTCTGCGTAGCTCGCGATCCCCTGCTCAAGCCGGAGCTGTCGTACCCGACCCGCACTCAACGAATACTTCATAGCTAGAGCACGGTCTGTATCCGTACCCAACTCTTCCATAAGCTGCCTTCTAGTAGGCGACCACGCTTTGATGTTATGGTCCGGCTTCTTCCTCATGTGTCCTCCCTAGACATCTTTCCAAGTCATTCCAATCTCTGCTTCCGCAGTGAAGGTAACGTCGAGACCATCCACCTTGCGTGTCAAGGTTTCGTCAACGATCTGCTTGACCTCCTGCGCCCTGTCTTCTGGGACCGACAAGAGCACAGCATCATGCAGTTGGTTGACCAACCCTATCTTGTTGTCGAAGTCGAATGGGATGTGCTCCTCCACCAGTTCCAGCATGGACATCGCAACCACGGCAAAGCCCCCTGCTTGGACCCCGAAGTTGAGGATGGCGTTGTAGTCCTCCTCCGCGAAGTAGCGTCGGCGCATCCACACGCACTCGGCAGTGTGGCCAAAGTTCTTGAACTGGTCAACAGTGTTCTTCCACCACGCCTCAAACTCCGGGGCCTTAGACTTCCACCGTCGATGTAGCACGCGAATCTGCCGCAGGTCGTAGTGAGCGTACAGCATGTTGCCCTCTTCGTCCTCGGCTCTGCCGATTATCTCATGAACTTTAGGAGCGGACGCACCGTATAGCGAGGCAAAGCAGATTGTCTTCGCGAGGTTGCGGAGTTGCTTGAACTGTCCCTTGCCCTTGCCCATCTTGGTATCCGGCGCACCTTCCGCATTCCAGAAGACGTCTCCGAACATGAGGTCTGCGGTGAGGTTGTGGGGGTCAATCTCTTTCTTCTCGAAGGCGTCGAGGTAGTGTCGGGCGTCTGCCAAGGCGGAAGCGAAGCGTAGTTCAAGCTGGTCATAGTCCGCACCGACAAAGACGCAGCCTTCTGGAGGGATAAACATATCTCGTAGGTTGAAAGGGATGTTTTGGAAGTTAGGACCAGACGAAGAGAGTCGTCCGGTAACTGTTCCGTGCGAGTTGTAGTCGGGGTAGACGTAGCCATCTTGAGTGTATCCTCCGGTTGGACCAAAGTTTCTTAGGTATGTGGACAGCAGCTTCTCCGCCCTGCGGTAAAAACGCAGTGCCCGGATGAATGCTAACTGCTCTTCATCGGCGAGCGGGTTGATGGACAATGCGCGTAATGACGCAGCGTCAGTCGAGGGCTCGCCTGCGAGAGTGTAGTCGTGCGGAGGCAGCGCCCACTTGTCGAACAGCAGCCGACGCAGTTGAGCATGTGAGTTGGGGTTGATGTCCGGCTGCATCGACTGTATCTGTAGTCGCCACTTGCTCGCGATCTCGCTCTGCTCTTCCAGATGCCGCAGTCGGGTTGGCTCATGGATGCGGATACCCATCCGACGCATGCCAACACAAAGCTTCTGCATCCTGTGGTCGATGCCTATTAGGTGAGTCTGTCCTCGGTCTCGGACCTTGTCGAGCAGAGGCTGAACAATCCGGGCTGTCACAGCCACGTCAGTGGCACAGTATTGATGTAGCTCCTCGTCCGTCTTCGCAGTCACACCCGCATGGTCGGCCTTCCACGCAGGCACGTCGGTAAGCACCGAGCCAACGAAGCCAAGGTTGTGCCTGAACTCGGACGCGCCAAGCTTGTGCAGAAGCAGGGTGTCTACTAGAGGGGCAGGTGTAACGCCCAGATGCTGCTCCACAACAAGCCGATCAAAGTAACCTGCATTGTGACCACAAATCCGAACCTTAGATTGCTCATCAAACACCTCACGGAGCAGGCGTTTAATCTCTTCCTCATCCTCTGGCGAGTAGAATCTTGAAACTCCGTCGATGCTGAGGAAACCCAGCATTAGAACTTCGTTCTCGGTGCCTATGCCTATGCACCTCAGCCCAGCATTAAGGGCGTCGATTCCGTCAGTCTCCACGTCGTAGGAGAGAAGCCAGTCATTCTCTTTGGCCCGCTTAAAAAAGTGCTCCACGAGATTCGGCGGCGGGTTGTAGTGGACGAGAGGATCTTCCCAACGCAGGCGTCCACGGTGGTGCCGAATGGCCTTCTGCACATCGCTGTGCAATACGGGCGTCAAATGGGGCTGTGCGTTGAGTTGGTACGGATGGTAGGTAGGTAGTACCCGAAGCTCACCGACGACCGTAGGGCCACCTCTGACGGCGTCCAGCGACGGGTTGCCGGGCAGTACAGCCTTAGCCGCAAGCGGGCCACAGGTGATGACGGTATCATATCGGGATAGCTCCTCCTCCAAGTGCCCGCGACACGCCTCGATGGGAGACATCTCAAGCGGCCTGCCTTGGGACTTGAGCCTGCGGTTTCGCTTTTTGAGAACCTGCAAGAACATCTTGGGATTGTCCTTCGGCCACCGACAGCCGACGACGTACCCGTAGTCCACGTTGTGGGGCTTGACTCTAGCAGACTCCAGCGCATCCTTCATAGCCACGCCGTGCTCGTCTGCCCATGCTCTGCTCAATGCAGACGACTGCTTCGATGGTGCGTCCCCCAGAACCAGAACAGCGGAGTCGTTGTGCAAGAAGTCCACTCGCTGCCACCGCCCCTCAGACTGCCAGTATTTTCGTAGGGGGCAGTTGTTGCATTTTGCTTTGTCGAAGCCCATGCTAGGTTCCCTTGTGTATGTCAAGTGTGTCTTCAAGCCAGTCGATCCAGACGTCTAGCTCTTCCAGCGTGTCGAAGGGTGGGCGCATGTACGTCCCTCTATTGTTAGTCACCAGCCCCCTGCGCTTTAGCATGGTGAAGCCCGCCTTCTCTGTTAGCGTGCAGTCCTTCCGTTCAACATCCCAAGTCTTCATCAGCCTCTCAAGCGCAGCTTTAGCTTTCGCGCACGGCTTGTAAAACTTGGGCTCCATAGTCTCTCCAAAAGCAGAGGCCTTCGCGTGTAGACCGCTTCCTTCCAAACCCACCAAGGAGAGTAGGATTGAAAGTCAGAAGACCCCTGCTTGAGATAAATGGGACACCCCACGGAAGGTAACCAGCCTCCTACTCTACGGCGTGAAGGACACACCACCGTAGAGATTAAGGTGCCCCAAAGTTTTAAAACGGCAAATCGTCGGCGGGCGTTAGTTCTGCCCTAGCCACGCGAGCCTCGGCTGCAATCTGAATGCGAGACACAGCTTGCGCCTCGGTAATCCATTCCGCTTCCGCGAACGACCCTTCACCAATCGGAGGGGTGAACTCAATCCATCCCTGCTGCCCGATGACGTGCTTCTCGTCGTCCAAGCCCTCGTTCATAATCTGCCGTGCCTCCTCTCCGCTGAAGCCGAACGACTCCAGCATGCGCATCCACCGTTGACGTGGCCACTGAATGTCAGGAGTCGGGATCAAGATGCGACCATAGCACACCTTGCTCTTCTCCGAACCCTCGGTCACCGAGGCCATCCAAGCCATCATGTTGTTGCCGCTCTTGCTAACCTCGGGGGTCAGCTTGCGTACCTCAACTTGGTAGATACCACTGGTCTCCAGCTTCCCGCCGGTCATATCGTCTGTCTTGGCTCTAAAGATAACAGCCATCTCACTCTCCCTCTCGTCTAAAAGTTGGCGAAGAACTCGTCCAACATGTTGGTTTTATGGCGGCGAATCACCGCGCGATCAATGCCATCGCTGACTGCCCAGCGAATGTGTCGAGGGTCTTTGCCCTCATAAGCGAGCGCCATCTCTGGCCCGTTCTTGACAAGCCACTTCTTAACAGCGCGCTTGTCCTTGCCGCCGTACTCGATGAGGCTGTCAGCCACAGTGTCGGCGAGGTCGTCCATCCACTCCATGCCCTCGGGTCGGGGCAGTTCGTACCCAGTGGCCAGCATGACCTCGCGGATGTTCGTGGGTGAGTAATCAGGCATCATCGCGAAGCGACTGCCCGTGATGTAGCTAGGGTCCGTCGCGGCCTGATAAACGTAGGGCCATTGACTCAGCGCATCGGGCTCGTGCTTGATGCGGACCACGAAGTCTGCCATCGCGGGAATCTTCTCGGGCAGCTTCCACCCAGTGATGGACGGGTGTCCGGGGATGAAGACCATGTGGTTGTCACGGCTAACCTCGCGAGGAGCCGTCTCGTGCATGAGTAGGAAGACATGGCAGTTCGCGTTGCGCGCTGCATCCCGCAGCCTGTACATGGTCTTGTTCAGAACATCGAACGCTTTGAACCCTGCGTTGCGCGGCACGCTCTGGATGTGGTGAAGCTCGGAGTCAGCGATAAGGCTGAAGTCATCGACGATGATCGCCTTGAACTTGCCCGATGCGGACGCCCGGTTGATCACGTCAATCAGCTTGGTCACTCGCGTGTCCGGCTTGACGGTCCACGTCTCGGGCTCGTAGCCGATGTACTCAGCACAAGATGTCCCACCGACTGGCCCGATGTAGAGCGCGTCGTTGGGGAACGACTTAATCATCCCAAGGGTCTTGCCCTTCTTGGGCGCGGCGTAGATGATGCCGAAGACAAACGGCAGCTTACTCATGGTGTCCTCCTTCTTTGGTCATGAGGGGTTTAACTGATGTACGAGGAAACGCAACAAAAACATCTAAGTCCGTGAGGTAAAGGATGCTGAAGGAAGGGTCAGCCTCAAGCTCACCCCCGCAGAGGTCGCACGAGCACCCGGTCCCGTAAGTCTGAAGCTCGTGCTGAAACCCTGTGCCGCACGTCGAGCAGTCGTAGTTCATGTACTTCATGATGCGTACTCCACGTTGCGAAGGATGTACTCAGCCGCTGCTTTCTCGCAGAACGCTTCACACTTTTCGCCAACACCGTAGACCCACTTGACGTCCATGGCTTCCTCACGCTCGGTGCGGGTGAGCACATCCGCCATAAGAGCAGCGCCAATCAGTTGCTCCGCCAAGTCCCAGTCGCCCCCAAGGACGAGAGATACGATGTGTGCGAGCCTTGTTGTTTCCGGGCTGTCCGCCAAGCATAGGCCGACTACATTCACTGCGATGTCTTTTGACATTGCCATATTGATAATCATTTGCCCCTCATGGTTGTGGCCCCCGAAGGGGCCGGTGAATGGTTACATCAGCGTCGTTGCTGA